GGATTCCGCGTGGCGGGTGCTGGCAACGACCACAAGATCGCTGCCACTGGCACCTTGTTCCTCGGCTTGGCCGTGCTGAACGCCGCGGTGCCGCCAGTTGCCCCCGGCTCGACTCTCGTCGATGGCTATCCGCAAGACTTCACTGGCGCGTTCATGACCGACGGCCAGATGTACGTCACCGCCGGCGCCGCTGTAGTGCCGGGCGATGACGTGTACTACGTCGCCGCCACCAACCGCTACGTGACGACCGCCGCCGCAGGTGCCGTGCTGATCCCAGGCGCCTTCATCGACACCACGGGTGCGAATGGCGACATCGTCGAAATCTCCCTCAAACATCGGAGCGCTTAACATGCCTCAAGTTTTCGAAGACGCGCAGTCGGCGTTTCCGTTCGTTCTGGCGCAGGGCCGGAACATCGAGACCCGCATCTACACGCGCCGCTACCCGGCGTTCAACTACGCGGCAAGCATCCCGGTCGTGACCGAGGGCGCACCGTGGGCCATTGGCACCACCTTCTTCACCGTCGATACCGCCGGCGAAGCGAAGTTCCTGTCGGGCTCTGGCACCGACATGCCGTTCAACTCGGCGACCCATGACCAGGCATCGCACGACTTCGCCATGATCGGCTCCGGCTGGGAATGGAACCTGGAAGAAGTGAACCAGGCCCAGCTGTACGGCATCAACCTGAGCGGCACCAAGGCGGATTCCGCTGCCGACAAGGTCGAGCGCCTGCTGAACAGCATCGCTTTCGTGGGCAGCACCGAGAAGCGCTGGACCGGCCTGCTCAATGACGCCAACGTTTCCCGAGTGGACGCCGCGGCCACCGGCACCGGCAGCTCGACGTTCTGGTCCGCCAAGACTGTTGACCAGATCATGGCCGACATCAACGGTGTGCTGGGCTCGATCCGAACCAACACCGGCGAAGTTGAATGGGCTGATACCTTGCGCCTGCCGCCTGATGCCTTCCGCTACATCGCCACGGCGCGATTGGGCGTTGGTGACGGCATGATTACGGTGCTGGAGTACGTTCGGAAGAACAACATCTACACCGCTGAGACCGGCCAGCCGCTGGACATCGCGCCCCTGCGCGAGGCCCGCAACGCTTCCGCTGACGGTGGTGGTCGCCTGGTTGCGTACCGCAAGGACCCGGAAGTGGTTCGCTTCCACCTGCCGATGCCACGCCGCGTCCTGGCCCCGCGCCAGAAGTCCATCATGGGCTTCGAAACCGGGATCATTGCCCGCACTGGCGGTACCGAGATTCGTCTGCCGGGCGCCGTGGCGTACCTCGATGAAATCACCCCACCAGTAGCCTGATAGGAGGTCGCCATGAAAGTGACCAACAACTCCAAGGCGCTGCAAGGCGTTCACACCGCCATGGGCGTCGTGTTCATCGCGCCAGGCGAAACCAAGGACGTCGAACTCACGCCGGAAGGGCACAAAGGGGTCTCGCGCCTCTCCTTCCTGAGCGTGGAAGGCAAGGCGCCGGCTGGTGACAGCGACGAGCGCGCCGAGCTGTTCGCCAAGCTGAAGGACCTGGGCATCGATGCTGCTGGCAACAGCAAGACCGAAACCCTTCAGAAAAAGCTGGACGAAGCCTTGGCCGCCAAAGAGCACGCTGATGTGATCGCGCAGCTTACGGCGAAGGGTGTCGAGTTTGGCGAGAAAGACAGCCTGGAAGACCTTAAAGCCAAGCTGGCTGCAGCTCAGTAACCCCCGCAAAACCCGGAGCGCACGCCGCTCCACCTATTCGAGATATCCCGATGCCAGACTTTTACGGAACCGTCGCAGCTGCCGACGCCTATCACGTTGCGCGCGCGAATGCCGCGTGGACCGGCGATGACGTGGCGAAGCAGGCCGCGCTGATCCGGGCATCGGTCTACATCGACGGCCGCTACCGGAAGCTGTTGGCTTCTGGCGTGTGGCAGTCATTGTTCCCCGGGATGAAGACCGAGGGCAGAGGGCAAGCCAGGGAATGGCCGCGGACCGGTGCCTATGACTACGAAGGCAATGCCATTCCGGCGGACCAGGTACCCGTCGAGGTTGAGCAGGCCACGTACGAAGCCGCCCTGCGCGAACTGGTCGAGCCGGGCAGCCTGAGCCCTGACTTCGTGTCCGCGTCGATGGTCAAGCGCGAGAAGGTCGGCCCGCTGGAAACTGAATTCGCCGTTTCGGTGGGCGCAGACGCCGCTGGCTCGGTTCGTCCGGTGATCAGCATCATCGACGAAATGATTGCC